GCGCGTGCCGCACGCCCGGCCATGTCCTTGTCGAGTTTTCGCAGTCGCTCGCCCAGCTCTTTCAGGCCTTCGACTTGGATTTTGACGGTCCTAGCCATCGTTCGCCCCGGTGGAGCAGACCAGATCGACGGACTCGCGGCCTTGCTCGTCGGGTAGCACCTGCTCTATCGCGTACACCCGACCGCGATAGAGCAGCCGGCAGGTCTGGTCGATGTCCTCCCTGTAGCGGATACGGACCGACGATTTCGTGGTGCCGACCTGAACGCCGTTTCGGATGGCCTCTGCGCCGGTAATGTTGCGGATGTTGGCCCATATCAAGGTAGCGAAAGGCACCCAGGTGACGACAGCGCCGCCGAGGGGGTCGGCGACAGTCGTTCTCCGCTCGATGGTCACTTGACGATCCAACCTACCTGCTTGCATCACGCGTACACCTTGAAGGGCTGCAACAGGTAGTCAGCACCGTTCGGCAGGGTCGCGACAGATGCGCCCACCACCACGTCCTCGCGCTGCGCATACAGACTGCCAACCGTCAGCAGCACGGCGGCCTTGATCTGGTCGTTCACCACCACGCCATCCATGGCCTGCCGGTAGGCCACCTGGGCGCGCAGGTAGGCGTACTCTGCGGCCTGGGTGGCTGCGGCCTGCTCTGTGGCGTCCGTCAGAGCCTGGGCGGCGGCGATGGCTGCGGTATAGGTGGCGGTGGCCGCTGCCAGTTCTGCCGGTGCTGCTGCCTTTGCAACGCCCAGCGCCGTGCCGTCTGCGTACACGCCACGATCCAGCAAGGACACGGCCGACTGCTCGGCGGCGTTGATGTAGAGGCCGATCAGGGCGTCCTCATCGATGCTATCAACGCGCAGGTGCAGCTTGGCTTCGGGCAGCGTGACAAAGGTCATTTATTTGTTCTCCGGCGCGGCCTTGTGGGCCTTGCTGCTGGGCGGCTTGGATGCCTTTTCTTTTGGCGCTCCGTCCGTCGCCCAGCCTTCGGCCAGGGCAACCGCGATCATTTCCTGATCGTCTGCATCCACTTCCTGCCCCGCCACGTAGTCAACGCGCCTGCAGCCGCCGTGCCAGTATGGGAAGTCAGTTTTGATGGTCAATTTCATGGGGAGTACCAAAAGAAAAGGCCCCGAAGGGCCTTGGTTTACGCCGCAGCGATTTTCAACAGCTTAATTGCCTGGGTATTGCGCAATTTCCCGCCTACACGCTTACGTACATAAAATTTTACGAAGCCAGGGGTGGTGATTTCGTCACGGGTGATGCGCATACCCACGCGGTCGGCAATCAAGTAACCTTCCTTGAAGTCGCCGAAGGCCAGGGAGAACGCACTAGCGCCGACTGCGGGCATGTCTTCAGCTTCGGTGATGCCGTAGCCCATGAAGGTTGCAGGCTGGCCAGCAGTCAGGGCAGGTTGCCAAAGGTACTGATTGGTCGTGTCCTTGTACTTGCGCAGAGCAGCCAGCACCAGCTTAGAGGTCACCCACTGAGCGTTGTTGCGGTAGCGGGCGCGCAGCGAGTACACCAGGTCATAGAAGATGTCTGCACTGGTGGGCAACGCAGCGGCTTGACCCGATGCGATGTACTGCAGCGTGCCGAAAGCGCGGGCGCTGTCGGCGGTCGTGACCGGCGTGGGGCCAGCCAAGAAGCCCGTGGGCTTTTTGGTGCCGTTGCCAGAAATGAACGCCACGCCTTCGCCTTGTGCAATGGCTTCAGCAGCAGAGCTAACAAGCCAGCTTTCCACATCGAAGAACAGATCGTCGAGCGATTCTTCCGACGCCTGGGGCTTGGCAGAGGCCATGCCGAACGTGGGCGCGACTTCTGCCAGGTCCGGGGTATTGGTCTGGTTGCGGGTGTCGGTTTCACCCAGCCACTCGAAACCAGCGCCGTTCACGTCGAACAATTCCTTGTAGTCAGGGCTGCCGACCGTGCGAACGGTGGAGATTTGGCGGATGGGGGAAATGTCCACCGACAGGCGGGCGATCTGGCGCTCGATGATCTCGGGCAGCGCGAAGCCGCCAGCGGAACCGGTCGAGGTGACAGCTTGCGTGGCGCGGGTTTCGCGGCCGTCGCGGCTCTTGGCTTCCAGTTGTTTGGCGGCAGTGGCGGCCTTTTGTTGGCGCTCGTGGTCGCCTGGCGCGCGCATCCAGTCGAGGAAGGCATGGCGGTATTCCACGGCTTCCTTGCTTTCGCCTTCTTGGCGGCCACCATCCATCGCGCCGGGGCGCGACAGCTTGGTTTCCATCTTTTCCAGATTGGACTTCACTTCACCCAGGCCGTCAATGTGGGCGTCGATCTTGGCGAGCTTGGCGTCGAGGGCTTCGGTCGAGGCGCCGGACTTCACCGCTTCGATGCGGGCATCGTTGGTCTTCTTGTATTCATCGAAGGCCGTGGCGATCTTGTCCAGGGCATCGGCCACGGACTTGACGCTGGGTTCGTCGCGCTTTTCGTAAGCGCCGACAGCTTGGGCCTTGGCCGTGAATGCGGCCATGTGGGCGGCCATGACGGCCAGGAGGGTGTTTGCTTTACGCATGGTGGTTCTTTCTTAGGATGTGAGGGAACGGAGCAGCCGGTCGGCTGCCTTCATTGCCACGGCGGTCGAATTCGCAGAATCACTCCGCACTTCTCCCATCCGCATGACGCGCGACACAAAGGCCGTCGCGTCGCTTTTGCTGAACCCGGCATCACGCAGGACTTTTTCAGCATCTTTTGGGGCCTGCAGTTCGTCTGCAGACTTCACATTGGTGACCCGCGCCTTTTCGTTGGCGGGGAAGGTGACCAGGGAGACTTCCCACAGGTCAATGGCCGTGAGGGTGCGCACTTCCGTATCACGGTCGTAGGCCCACTCCTTGGACATAAACCCGATAGACAGGCCGTTGAGCGCGCCCATCTTGAGCAGGGCGTGGGCCTCTTTGCCCTTGACGGTTTCCATGGCGAGCTGGCCCTTGATGCGCAGGCCTTTTTCGTCTTCGACCATCTCTGTCCAGACGCCGATAGGCTTGTCTGCATCGTGTTGCCAGAGCATGGCGGGCATGGTGCCTGCTGCCTTGTGGTCTTTCAGGGACTGGATGAACGCGCCTTTTGCAATCACGTCGTCGTAGTTGTCCCGCACACCGAAGACGGAGCCGTAACCTTCGACGGTGCCGTCAGCGTTGACCGCTTTGATTTCAAAGCCAACGTCGAAGTGTTTTGTTTTCATTTTTTCAACCTCTCAGGAAGAGAATTTCATCGCGCCTGCTTCGGCGGCGCGGTGTGAAGTAGTCATGTGTCGGCTTGTAGCCGCGTGTCCAGTTGGCTCCACCAGATGGGCCGTTTTCTGGTGGCACTGGTGGGAAATAGATGCCTTCGATTGCGCCTGTGGCACTCAGCGTGATCGTTGCGGTTCCGCGAATGAATCCGCTATCAGTTACTGCGCCCCAGGACTCGCCCCAACTAGCGCCCCAGCCTTTGAATGAGGACGCCATTTACGGCCCCCATTCGTTTCCTGGTGTACCTGTTCCGGTTACTGGCACATCGTTGACCTTGGCGATGTTCACATTCGGCGGGTTGGCGTTCATGGCCGCGATGATTGATGCCTCTGTAAGTACACCGCCGCTTGCTGTGCTTCCACTCACCCAGCCCACTGCGTAGGGCGCCCAATTCGCGCCCAATGTCAGGCCAGCAGTGCCGCCAGTGTGACCAATTGCCGCCAAGGTGCCAGACGCCCCCAAGGTGATGCCAGCCGAGCCGCTGGTGAACTTGGCCGCAAAGATGTTGCCCGATGCGCTCAGCGAAATGGATGCCGTGCCGGAGGCCGACGAGATAAGGCCACCGACACCCGACAGGTCGAACGTGATCGACGCCGTGCCGCTGGTGTTCTTGCCCATTGAGCCTGCGCCCGATGCGCCAATGGTCAGCGCGATGGCGTTAACGCCAGATACTGCGCCGCCCTTCTTTGGTTGCACCCATGCGCCGCGCCCGCCGTAGTAGCCGTAAGGTATGGCCGCAGTGGCGGCAAACACTTGGTAGCTGTTGCGCACCATCCCGTGCTTGCCGAAGTTGCTACGCAGGATGGCCGCGCCACCGTTCAGAAAGCGAACAGGGCTTTTGTGCAGTACGGAGCGGTTGCCGTGCAGGGCCATATCAAGACCAGCCAAATTCCAAGTGACCAGAGATAGGCGATGCGACTGGGGTGGCGGCACCAGCCAGCATGAGCCATGCGAGGCAAGCGCCGTCATACACCTTGGGCATCGAAGCAAACTGGTTGACCAGATCACGTTCTGCGGTCACGCCCAGCGTGGTAATCGGCAGCGTAAGCAGAGGCTTGCATAGCACCAGATTCAGCACGCCCGACACATAGCTGGCCGACAGGTTGAACTGCTGCACAGAGCGTATGCCCGCGTCGCCCGTAGCCAGCGGAACGAATGGGCCGAACTTGCCAGCGCCCGTGCCGCTGTAAACGATCTGCGTCACAGGTGCGGCGGTGTTGCCAATGGGCAGGGTTGCTGGTGTCAGATTGCCCGCAGTGCCGCCGCTGTCGGTGTAGGTGAGGCGAATGTTTGGCGTGCCCGCGCCCATGACAGTTGAAGGCGTCAAGAATGCCTGCACCCCCGCGCCGTCGGTGTAGCGCGGCAGGGTGACGGTGTTGTTAAGTGCCTGGTCGCCCGTGGTGGTGACGGTGGTGATGGGGTAGAAGCCCAGCAAATCCACCAGCATCAGCACACAGGGCGCAGTGGTCGCGGCTGCGGTCTGCGCGGCAGCGTTCAGCAGCACCTTAAAGCCGCCCACATTGCCGCCGTGCGGGATGCCCGTGGCGTTGGTGGTGGCATCTGTCAGGGCCTGAAATGCCAGGTTGGTGCCCGTACCCAGGATGGTGTCAGCGGGGGGATTGCCACCACCACGAAAGAGCGAGTACCACAGGCCAGCAGTGTGGGCGGTAGTTGCAAAGGTGGATTTCTGCCAGTCAGTACGGTAGAACTTGCCGTTCGTGCTGACTTGGTTAATGAGATCGTCTTGCCCAGTAAAGCCTGCCATGTTTAGCCCCAAGTTGTTTCAATAACGCCATGAATGGGCGCTCCTGACAGCGTGCCGTTTGGCAGTGCGATCAGGTTGATGTATGCGTCATCTTTGATTTCAGGCATGGATGCCATGTCGGTCAAGTAGTCCACCTCAGTCGGTGCGTCGATTCCGTACAGCGCAAAGGTTGCCAGAGGCTTGACTAGCACCAGCGCGAACAGGCCCACATCACCAATGCCGCCAATGGTCACAGACTCCACCGACCGCACTCCCGTGTCGCCCAGCTGCAAGGACAGGAATGGGCCGCTGTTCACGTAGGCTGCACCGGCCCGCATAGAGTGCAGGATGGTGCCGTTCACGAACTGCGTGGACATGGTGGCTGGCTGCGTAATGCGCCCAGCCACACCATCGCTGTTGGTGTAATTCACCGTGAAGGTCTGCCCGCCCGTGTGTCCTGCAACTGTCACGGGCATGAGCATCACGCCTTTTCCGTCCGCGTAGCGGGTGGGGCTTTGGGTGTTGTCCAAGAATTGCTCGCCCGTTACAGACTCGTCAATGAATGGGTAGAAGCCAATGTAGTCTGCAACGATGCAGGAAAGTGGTGCTGCGGTTGCTGTTGGTGTCAGTGCCATCAACTTGCGCAGGAACTTCTTTTGGCCCAGTGCGTTGACGTTGCCGCCATGCCGCAGACCACCATCGGTGGATTGCTTCAGCGGGGTGAACGCGCCAACTGCCCCGATGTAATAGTTCGGCGCAGGGTTTCCCGGCGACATGGACAGGTCGAACCAGACACCAGCGCCCGTAGTCTGCGTGGGCTGCTTGCGAAAACTCGCGTACAGGTACTGGCCCGCATCTTGGGCCCCCACCATTTCGCGGGCATTCCGAAAGCCAGCCATTAGTCAGCCGTTACGTTGAGTTGCCCAGCCGCTGCCTGCGGTTGGATGCCGTTGGAAATGCTCAGAGTAGAAGCCAGTGCGCCGGATAGCATGTAGGCCGTGGCACCCGACGCGGACGATACCCATGCGAAGTGCGTGGCATCGTTCGTGCCGCCCGTGCACTGCGGCCACTGCACCAGTGCTGCGTTACTGAAGGTCGAGCCGCCATCCGTCCATGCGGTGGCCTTAGTCTGCGCCACGCGGGCATAGCCGGTATAGGTGCACTCAGCGGCCAGCGAACCAGTCTCGCCCGGGTCTGCAGTGAACAGTGCCCAGTAGCCGGTGGCCGAAGCACGCCATGCGGGGTCTGTGCCTTGGCAGATCAGCTTCAAAATGTCGTTTTCGGTGGTGTTGCTTGCGCTCATTGCTTACTCCTGGTGTTCGGTGACGGTGCGGGTGATCTCGTCGTTGGCGTCACGCTCAACGGTCTGCACCGACTTCTTAGGAAATGCGTTGTTCACCACCACGTTTGATGGCTGGACTTGGTTGATGACGGTCACTGGCGTCGGGTCTGCGGCCTTCAACTCAGGCATGATCGCTTCGACGTTGACAGTCGTTTCAGGCACCGTGATTTCGTTACGCACTTCCACGTTTGGCGCGGCTGGCGCGGCGTTGTGGACATGGGTTTCCGACTTCACATCGGGCGTGGTGACGTAGTTGTTGATTACTGGCTGTAGGGCTGGCACTTGGCGAGACTCCAGTGCGGCCAATTTGCGCTCCAGCATTTCGATCTGCTTGGCCTTGGCATCGTCTTCGGTGTCCTTTGGCGCTTCAGCGCCCGGTTCGTTGCCCTGCACCATGTTCATTGGTTTCAGGTAGTCATCCCCGCCTGGGCGCGGATCCCAGCCTTCATCGTCCCGATATTCGTTCGGGCTCATGAGGCCCATTTCAATCATGGTGCGGGCGTACACGGCGCGGTCCTTAATGGAACCGGCGCGCATGTAGCGGGTGTCGAACTCGCCGAACAATGGTCCGACGCCGTCCAACAACATTTCGTCAATCCGCTGCGTCCATGCGCGGTGCCAGGGCGCCAGGCAGTGGATCAGGTGGGCAGCAAAGAATGCTTCGGAGCTGGCAAAGGTGCTGGTCTTGTCGGAGTGCCCAACCATGATCGGGAACACCCCATAGCCGCGGCAGATTTCCTCAATCTGTAGGCGGCGCGTCTCAACGTGCTGCGCATCAACCCCAGTTTGTGACGTGGGAAGCCACTTCGCGTTACGGTCCAGCACCAGCGGATCGCCTGCGCGGCTGGGGCCGGTCTTTTCCTTGATCCAGGCGCTCAGGCGCTTGTGCTGTTCCTCGTTCAGAGTGGCGTCAACGCTGTAGGTGCCACTGGGGCGCAGGCCATTGGCGTGCATCGCTGCCTGGCTGCGCTCTGTGGCCATGGCGAGGCCAATAGCCGACCGGGCCAGGGACACGGCATTCATGCTGCCGACCCAATCCCATTGCACGCCGTTCAGGACGAACACATCCTCGGGCGAAAACTCGCCGATCAGGCCGAATTCGTCCCAGCAGCGATAGCGGATTTCGTAGCGGGACACCTTGCGCACGTCCCAGTTGCCAGGCATCACCGGGATCAGCTCGCGCACGCGGCGATTGTCGCCGCGCACTTTGATGGACAAGCCCGCGCCGGTGAGGGCGGCGTGAATGGTCATCTGGCGGCGCCACTCAAAGCTGGTCTGCCACTCGTTCGGGCGGCGGGACAGCAGCCTGTACTCGGGAATGTTGGTGGCCTTCTGGCGCGTGCCGTCCTGCTGCTCGCGGAAGACGTTCAGGTCGGGCGTGGCGCAGCCATCGGCAATCACCTTGACGCACGCCAGCACGGTGGCCACCTGCAGCGCGGTCTTGTCCGTGACGGCGACTCCGGCGACAACGCCGCCGCCCACGCCGTCGATCAGGCTTGCCACCTGGTCGTAGGTGAGCTGGGCAGCTTTGCGGCCCAAGAGTCGGTCAAGGAGTTTCAAGACGTTGCTTCCCAGAAGGATTTCTCTGTAGAGAGGGTTGTGTTGATCAGGCCAGCGGCCATCACAGCGGCCACGGCCAAGTCAATCCGGCCCGTTGCTTTCTCTTTGGACAGCTTGCGGTTTTCCGCGCCGTCCTGCTCAATTACTGCATTGCTCATGCACCAGTCCAGCACCTTGTGGCCTGGGTGTGCAATCTCGCCGTTCAGCAACATGCGCTCGAATGTTTCCAGCGCCGGGCTGAAATCTTTGTAGCCCTGCCCTACCGGCTTCATTTCGGGCAGGCTGATACCGTCGTCCGCAGCCAGTGCCATCAGGTCTTCAATGCGCCAGCGGTCGTACCCTACGGCGATGATCTCGAAGAAGTCGCACATTGCCGACAGCTTTTGCAGAATGACCCGCTTGCTGATAGCCCTGCCCGGCGTGGTGTCGAGATACCCTTCGGCGCGCCACTGGATGTAGGGCACGCGGTCGGTATCGGCCTTGCGCTGTAGTTCCACATCGGGCAACCACGCGAACGGCACCAATAGCCATGGTTCGCCAGCCTCGATAGGCTCGACAAGGAACACCATGCCGGTCAGGTCGGTGGTGCTGGACAAGTCCAGTCCGGCAACCGCACGGCGGCCGCGCAAGTCCTGCCAGTCAAAATCCCGCTGTGCCCCGCGCCACACTTCGCCGCTGATCCATGGGCTCTCGGCGTCCGTCCACTGGCAGAAGTTCAGGCGCCGGACAATGGCCTCCTTGGAGGGCATGCCCTTCGCCTCTACCACCTGCTCCCGGATGTACTTCACGCCGGGTAAGTCCGCGTCCTGCAGGCTGGGGTTCGCCTTCGGCCAGCACGACTCATCAGCGAAAGGGTCATCCTGCTCATCTAGCGAGCAGACGTAAGGGAAAAACGCATCGTCTTCCACCTCGCCCGCCGCAACCTTCGCGCTGTATTCGTGATACGACCAGCACGGCCCCATGCGGTTGTGCCCGGCGTTGGTGATCATGAAGATCATGGCTTGCCTGCGGCTTTTCGTGCCTGCCCGCATCATTTCGACTACGGTATTCGTCTTGTGCTCGTGCAGCTCGTCAATCAGGCCGATGTGGGGGCGCGGGCCGCTTTGCCCATCGTCGCTACTGATGGGCCGGAAGAACGCGCCCTGCGCCATGTAGGCAAGGTTCCAGCACCGTTCCCCGGTGCCGCTCTTTGTCAGGCGCTTGGAAAGCTCGGGCGATTGATCCACCATCGCAACGGCGTCACGGAACAGGATCATGGCTTGATCCTTTTTCGTGGCGGCGCTGTAAACCTCTGCGCGTGGCTCGTTGTCTGCCACCAGCCCCTTCATGCCGATACCGGCGGCCAGGGGGGACTTGCCGGAACCCTTCGCGGTTTCGACATAGGCCACGCGAAAGCGCCGGTAGCCGTCCACGCCCCGCCAACCGAACAGGGAACCTACTACGAATTTCTGCCACGGCAGCAGCTCGAAGGGCTTGCCCTCGAAGTCGCCGCCGTTGAGCTTCAGGACGTTGCTGTAAAACCGAAGCGCCTTGTTTGCTTCTTCTACGTTCCACACCAGGCCACGCTTTGCGCCCTCCTTCAAGTCTCGCAAGTGCCGCGCACACTGTCCGCGCACATGCGGGCCAGCCACGCGCAAGCCGTCCACTACCGATTGAGCGTATTCAGTGACTGGATCAGCCCCCGAAGAACTCCTGGAGCGGATCGGCTTTTTCGTCGCCATCGGGTGTTGCGTGTACTTTCGACCTTGCGGCTGGCGTCAGGCCAAACTCGATCAGGTAGCTTTTGAATTGCGCGTCTGCAGCGCGTAGCTGGGTGACAGCAGGATTCCCCTTTATCAAGGTGTCGCCCTGCGCTGTCAATGTTTTGTAGGTGCGCCCGTCTTGCTTAATCAGTTCCCGGCACTCCAGAATGTCGGTGTAGCAGTCGCACAGGCGCTCAAGCGCCGCGCTGTCTGCCTCTGTCAAAACGCCCATGCGATCCAGCAGCACGGTCAACCGGCCCCATGCAACCTTGCCGCTGTCTTCCAAGTGCGCAGGGCACGATGGAATAACGCGCTTTGGCTTCGGCTCTGTCTTATTGATCTTGCGCTTGCCAGCGTTGCCGGAAATTAGCTTTAAGGCAGTAGGTTTAGGTCGTGGACTGGGCATAAACACCCCCCGGAAAAATTAGCCCAGCTTGCGGGTGTGTGCA